TGACTGAATTAAAGCCATTAACCATAAAGACCAAAATCACTAACATATTAGTTTGCCCAACGTGCTGGGAACCGGATCAACCTCAATTACAATTGGGGATGTGGGCAAGCCAAATAGTAGACCCACAAGCCATTAGAAACCCCAGACCGGACGTAAGTTATGTGACTTCTGGGGTTGGAGATGATGGATATCCGGGCGGTGGTAGCCGGATAATCCAGTGGGGCTGGAATCCGGTGGGCGGTTCTAGGCAGTTTGACGCAGCTTTAACCCCCAATAACTTAGCCCTAACGGTTAGTATTGGCACGGTTACAATAGCGGTTACTTAGGAGATTCAAATGGATAAGAAGCAAGTTAAGCAGATTGCAGACAAAGAAGTCAAAGTGCATGAGAAGCGTTTACACGGCATGAAAAAGGGTGGCCCTACTGGTATGGCGATGAAAGCCGTAGGTCGTAATATGGCGCGGGCAAACAATCAGAGGGGCAAATAATGGCTGACAATCTCCCCGCTTCTGCTTACGCCAAGCCGCACACCATGACCGGTAAGTCTGTGACCATCAAAAACAATCCCGGTTCTGGTAAGGATATGAGCGAACTTAGCAACCGGCGCATGAGTGTTGGCAATGTCAGCACTTCGATGAACAATGAGATCAAGACCTCTGGTATTCAAGTGCGCGGCGGTAAGGCGCAGACCAAAGGCAAGATGGCCCGTGGCCCGATGGCGTAATCATTAAATAATGAGCAGAGACAAAATAAATCTGGCGGCTTGGAAACGCAAAAACCGCGCAGCTAATCTAGACAAGGTTAGGGCGTATGAACGTGCGAAATATCACAATAACAAAGAGAAAAAGCTTGCCAGTGTTAAAATTTGGTCTGCCGCTAACCCAGAAAAAGTAAAAGCTGCAAAACAAAAATATGAAGAAGGTAACAAAGATTCTTGTAATGCTAGACGCAAAGAATGGAGAGAAAAGTTTCCAGAAAAATTTAAGCTTTGCCAGACTAACTGGGCACTAGAAAATAAGCCTAAGTTAGCCGCAACATGCCGGAAATATCAAGCATCTAAATTACAGCGTATTCCGGCATGGCTTGATGAGGATGATTTTTGGTTGTTAGAACAGGTCTATGAATTAGCCGCGTTACGCACAAAAATGTTTGGTTTTGATTGGCATGTAGATCATGTAATTCCGCTTCAGGGAAAACGTGTTTCTGGTCTCCATGTCCCGACAAATCTAGCCGTGATACCATATTTTGAAAATTGTAGAAAAAATAACGGGTTTGTTGTATGAATTATTCAACTCTTTTTTTGACAATTAAAGGATTCCTTGAGTCCGACTTCCCCGATACCATTTTCTATGGTACCGACGGAACAACCGCGACTACCCTTACCAGCGTAGAGCAAGTCAACACGTTCATCACCCAAGCTGAACAGCGTATATACAACTCTGTTCAGTTTCCTTCGTTGCGTAAGAATGTGGTTGGCGCTACAACTGCAAACAACAATTATCTGTCCTGCCCTACTGACTTTCTGGCTGCATTTTCAATGGCAGTCGTTACGGACGTTACTGGGACAAACCTTAATACCGGCACGTATTCTTTCCTGTTGAACAAAGACGCTAACTTCATACGTGAGTCTTATCCTTCGCCAAACGATACTGGTGTTCCAGCGCATTACGCTCTGTTCGGCCCTACCACAAGCAGCACTTCGCCCTACACTCCGACTACGGAGTTGTCGTTTATTCTGGGGCCAATGCCTGACGCAGCTTACTACATAGAACTTCATTACTATTACTATCCTGAGAGCATCACAACGGTATCTGGTGGGCAGACTTGGTTAGGGGATAACATTGACTCAGTCCTGCTCTACGGTGCAATGGTTGAAGCTTGCACGTTCCAGAAGGCTGAAGCGGATATCATTGCAAACTACAACGGCAAGTATCAAGAAGCCCTCATGCTGGCTAAACGGTTGGGCGATGGCCTTGAGCGTCAAGATGCCTACCGTAGCGGGCAAGCTAGGGTTCCGGTGAAATAATGGCATTCACAGGCAACATCACAACTGACGCCTTTCTCTTGGGGATGCCTAGCGGGTCATATAACTTCGCTACCGGCACTTCTGACGTATACAAGATTGCCCTGTATACCAACGCGGCTACGCTGGATGCAGATACTGCGGTCTATACCGCAACGGGTGAGGTTACAGATACAGGCTATACGGCGGCTGGGGAAACTTTGGTAGTTAGCACAGTCCCTGTTGTTTCAAGCAATGTAGCTTACTGGTCGTTTGACAATGTTTCTTGGTCAGGCGCTATTACCGCCCGTGGTGCGCTGATCTACAAGGTCAGTGGTGGGACAGTCTGCGTTCTGGACTTTGGTTCGGATAAGACCTCTACCGCTACCTTCACCGTGCAGTTTCCTTCACCAGATAATACTTCAGCCATCATAAGGATTGCGTAATGCTTATTACTACGACCAAAGGCGACATGGAAGAGTCCCTGCTGGAGAAGAGGGAAGGTTCTGTGGACAACGATAACGAGATGACTACTTGGGTTGAATATTGGGATGCTGGTGAGTTGGTGCATCGTTCCGCTCATGTAACACTTAAACAACCTGTCACATTCGGTGATGGTGTGGCGGCAGCTTTAAGATAAAAGGAGAAATAATGGCTAATACCCAAAGCATGTGTACTACGTTTATGAAAGAGTTGATGTTGGGTCAACATCAGTTTGGCACTTCCACACTGACTTCACGCACCAGCTTGACCGCGCCGACAACCGATACGTTTAAAGCAGCAATGTATTTTGTTTCCGCAACGATAAACGCTTCGACTACAGCTTATTCCGCTACCGGCGAAGTAACCAATACTTCCGGCACTGGCTATACGGCTGGCGGGCTTACGGTAACCAATGCAACGGCTCCGCTGTCAACAAATACAACGGCTACGGCTGGTGTGGCTTACTGGACTTCTTCAGCAAGTTTTGTTTGGACTGCGTTGACGATTACTACGGCATTTGACTCTGTGTTGATTTACAACTCTACGCAAAGCAACAAGGCTGTAAGTGTCCATACGTTTGGTTCGCAAACAATTACGTCAGGAACATTTACTCTTACGATGCCAGCCAACGACACTACCAACGCGCTCTTGCGTTTGTCCACCACTTAATGGGGCGCGGCAGTGCCGCGTAAATTATGTTCAGTGGATTCCCATACAGCAGTGTTCCGTTCGCGGCGTTAGGCGTATCAGGATCAGGTGCAACATTAACAGGAGATGCGGCATCTGGTGCGGTAGGGACAGTTACGGTATCAAATGTAACTGCTATTACTAGCAACTTAGCAAGCGGGGTTGTTGGAAGTGTAGGGTCAGCAATAACAGTTGCGTTAACCGGAGTCAGTAGCAGCGGGTTAGTTGGAACAGTAATAGCATCCAATGGTTTAACCCTAGCTATAACCGGAGTATTAAGTAGTGGATCAGTTGGAACGCTAGGCATTACAAACGCAGTGGATTTATCAGGTGTGCTTGGGAGTGGACTAGCTGGAACGGTTGTAGCAACAAGGTCAGTCGCCATTACCGGCGTTCTTGCAAGCGGTTTGGTTGGGACGATAGGCGTTGAAAAGTTATTTGCTTTAACTGGTGTAAACGCAGCCGGTTTGTTAAATGGCTTTTTAGTGCAGTCTACGATTGGTAGTGATTCAGCCAGTGGATTTGCGGGAACGGTAATTCCCGGTCTTAGCTTCGGGTTATCCGGCGTATCGGCAGCAGGGTTGGTAGGGTCTATAACGCTAGGCGAAACAGCTATTGGGCTAACAAGTGCTACAGGTTTAGGCTTGGTTGGAACGGTTACTCCGGGAAAAACATTTGCCCTTTCTGGCGTATTTGCTGCGGGAAAGACCGGACTAATAGTGCCTGTTTACTGGAAAGTGATTGATGATTCACAAACAGCTAATTGGGCGGTTATAGACGCTTCAAACGCTACGACATGGATAGTGACAGGAACGGGGAACTAAATGGGCCTTAAACGCGCAAACCGGATCAAGGATCAAACCACAACAACCGGCACTGGGACACTTACGCTAGGAGGCGCACAGACTGGCTACTTGGCAGTGGGTAGCGGCTATTCCAACGGGGATCGTGGTCTGTTTGTTATTCAAGGCACGACAGAGTGGGAATTGTCCTACGGCACTTATACTAGCTCTGGCACTACGCTTTCCCGCGACCAAGTTGTCGCATCCAGCAATTCAGGTTCATTAGTAAATTTTAGCGCCGGTAGTAAAGATGTGTTCCCCGCCCCTGACGCGGCTGACGGTAACGCTGCTGATGCTGGAATGTATGGCGCTGGAACAGACGGCAACGTAACCATATCAAGTGGCACTACAACGCTTACGCGTGATATGTATTACAACACCCTGACAATGACTGGGGGGAAGATCAACCCTGCGGGTTATCGCATATTCGTCAATGATACCTTTGATATTTCTGGATACACCACGGGTGGGCCAGCGATTGAACGTCTTGCAGGAACTGCTGCTGGCGTTACTGTTGGCGTTGGCAGTGCTGCCGTCGCTGGTGGTGCCGGTGGCTATGTAACCGTCAGCGCCACTGGTTACCAAGGAGGTGACGGCACAGCAGGGGGCGCTATAACAGGAAATGGCGGCGCTGGTGGGGCAAGCGGGGCTGGCGGAAACGGTCAAGCTCACGATTATTCTCCCATAACAGACCCCGGATATTTGGCCGGTACTTCTGGAGCCGCTGGTACGTTAACAGCTATTCCGATTTATCGCCGCATACCTTACCTTACTAGCGGCCCATCAACATTAATTGTTGGTGGTGGGCGCGGAGCAAGCGGTGGGGGTGGTGGCGCTGGTGCCGGTAATCCAATTGGTAAAGAACCTTTACACTCTGCAACTGGCGGTATTGGCGGTACTGGTGGTACTGGTGGTGGCGTTTTAGATATGGTTTGTAAGATATTTAAAACAAGCGGTAGTAATCCGGCTGGTTTAATAACCGCATCAGGCGGAGCAGCTAGTGCGGGAGCTACTGGCGTAAACGGTGGTGGTGTACCAACAGCTTACTCTGGTGGTGGCGGCGGCGGGGCTGGTGGCGGTGGCGGTTGGATTTTTTTCTGCTACGCAATCCGCAATGGGACTGGCGTTTCTAACCTGTTTAACGCAAATGGTGGCGCTGGAGCAAACGGCGGGAATTCTGGCGGCGGCACTGCGGTTGTTGGAAATGGTGGGGCTGGTGGTTCTGGAGGAAGAATTTCCTTATTTAACTTGGCAACAAACGTAATTACTGAAACAACCGGCAGTGCAGGATCAGCCGCATCAGGGCAAACAGGCGGTGCTGGAAACTCATTTGGGGCAACAGTATGATTGACAGATACGGGCGGCGTATAGAGTTTGTTAGTGACGAGACGGGGGTTACTGCTACTTTGTTTGATGGTGACACTTCCCAAATGACGGTGCGTTGTGTTTCTGAAGAATCGGCTCTTGCAACATTAGAGGCTCATGCCCCGTATGTGGAACCTGTAGTTGAAGAGCCGCCTACACCGGAGCCGGTATACGAAAAAATTACAGTTAAGGTGATCCAATGAGCCTAGCCGTCGGGAAGTGCGTTTGCGTTAAAAACCTTTTTATAAAACAACTTGTTTTTGAACATGCTGGCGACGTTCACGACTACCACTCTCACGTTTATGACCACCCAACATTGGTTGCCCGTGGAAGTGTTGTGGTTGAAACGGATGACGGTAAAAAGGTTCCTTGCGTAGCTGGCGACATCATACTTGTCAAAGCCAACAAGATGCACAGGCTTGTTGCTACAGAAGACAACACTATGGCTTGCTGTCTGCATGTCGCACGGCGCGATGAAACTGGCGAACCGGCAGATATTCTTGAAGGTATTATTGTCACTGAAAATGACGCCGAAATGGGCGTGATATGCCTTTCACTTGTAAATGGACAGCCAAATGGACGTTTTGATTTATAAGTCAGTTGCCACTCCAGACGAGTGTTTACAACTCACCACATGGGCATTGTCTGCGCCTAGTTTTTCTAATGGGATAACCACCGCAACGGCGCAGACAAATCAACGCCAGACCAACCGTAACTGGAAGAGTTGCGACAAACCAAAACCGGTTTATCCTTCTCTTGTGTTTGATATTCAAAAGAGGATTGCAGTTTTGACTGGTCTAACCACAATATTTGATGATGATCTGCACGGAGCAAATGGGGTTGTTGTAAACATTACAATAGATGGCGGGGATGTTTACGAACACCGTGACCTGCTAAGTCAAAATAAAGAAGACGTTACTCGTTGCAATCTTTTGGTTTCGGAGCAACTTGATGGCGGCGTTTTGTCAATTGAAGGCCAGCCAATTAGTGAGTGGCATGAAGGGGATGTTGTGCAACTTAATGTAACTAAGCTGCTGCACGGAGCATCAAAAGTTTTTGGGGGCAAACCTAGAGTAAATTTTCTTTTTGGTTTCATTGAGAAAGACGCTAAGACTTGTAACGTAGTCGCGGCATAAAGGATTAAACATGGCCTCAACATACAGCAACCTTGGCATCGAACTGATCGGTTCCGGTGAACAGACGGGAACGTGGGGAACCACGACAAATACCAATTTGGGAACCCTGATAGATCAGGCAATCGGTGGGTATACAACCGTAGCTTGCACTACTGGGGCGGATACAACCATCACCATCCCTAACGGGGCTACTGGTGTGGCGCGTAATATGACCATACAGTTGAGCGGCACTGGTGGTGCTAGCACGAATTTAATTGTGCCTACCAATACAAAGCTCTACTTCATATACAACAATGCCTCTGGCGCTGTAACCGTCAAAGTCAGTGGGCAAACGGGTGTATCAGTCCCCGCCGCTGCAAAGATGGTGCTGGTATGTAATGGCACAGACGTTGTTGTGGCTCAGAATTATCTTTCGTCATTGACTCTTGGCGCTGCCCTGCCGGTTGCTTCCGGTGGTACGGGGTCTACATCTACTACTGCTTACGCAGTCTATGCGGGTAATAGTGCTGGCACTGGATTTACTCCTATTGCTCCCAGCACCTCTGGTAATTTGCTTACCTCTAACGGGACTAACTGGGCTTCTACTGCCGCGTCAACAACTTTTACTGGCACTGTCGTAGCAGCCAGCGGCTCAACCATATCTGATGGCACTACGGCCTTTGCTATCGGCTATCTGGCTATTCCGCAGAATGCTCAATCCAGCAACTACACACTGGTTCTGATCGATGGTGGTAAGCACATCTACAGCACCAACTCAGGCGCTCAGAGTATTACCATCCCAACCAATGCTTCGGTAGCCTTCCCAATTGGAACTGCGCTGACTATCGTGAATAACGGGACGACTGCAATCACTATCGTCACTACGTCTTTGACGGTATATCAAGCTGGAACAACCAATACAGGTAACCGGACGCTGGCTACCAAAGGTGTAGCAACGTGCCTTAAGGTAGATACCAATACGTGGTTTGTCTCTGGCGCTGGGATTACATAATGAGCGGCATCATGCATATGTTTGTAGGGGGCGCTGCACCTCCCGTGTTGTTGACGCTTTCAAGTAACACCGCTGACTACAACATATTCACTGCTGCTGGCTCTCCGACAGTTTCGACTACGGTTATTCTCACCATTAATTCCAGCGTTAACGTCTACTCAACCAGCACTTCTACCTACGCACTTGATACTGGAACGGGCTGGGCTGCGGGTAGCACCATCACCATAGCTAATGCGGGTAAAGTTATCGGTAAGGGCGGCTCTGGGGGAACCGGTGGGAATGGGGATATTTATGCGGGGGGTGCGGGTAGTCCGGGTACCGCTGGTGGCCCCGCTTTACGGGTTCAATACGCTACAACTATCACAGGGGCTGGAAACATTGTTGCTGGTGGCGGTGGCGGTGGTGGCGGTGGTGGTCAAGGCACTTCTGGCTACTCAACTTGTGGTGGCGGGGGCGGCGGCGGCGGCGCTTATAATGGCGGTGCTGGCGGTGCTGGCGGCGGACTTCAATCCCCCAATGCTCCGGGTTCGGCAGGTTCTGCTGGCTCCTTTACGGCAGGAGGCACTGGCGGGGCTGGCGGCGTCTATGGTTATACGGCTGGCACTGGCGGCACGGGTGGTTATGGCGTGGTTGGAGCTACAGGTCAGGCTGGTCAAAGTGGTGCCGCTGTCGGCGCTGGTGGCGCGGGTGGGGCAGCAGGTAACGCGATTAACGGGGTAGCAAATGTAGTAGCTAACTCAAACACCGTAACTGGGGCGCAGGTTTAAGGAATGGACATGGAAAACCAACACCTGATTAACGCAATGCTGGCTGGTGGTTTCACCGTTCTTGGCTGGTTTGCTCGTGAACTGTGGGCGGCGGTCAAAGAGTTAAAAGCCGATCTTGCCAAGCTGCGCGAGGACTTACCAAAAGAATACGTTTTGCGGGGTGACTACCGTGAGGACATACGCGACATCAAAGCGATGCTTGCAAAGATATTTGAAAAACTTGAAAACAAGGCCGACAAATGATTAAGCTATTTGCGTTGTTCATTTTCTCAACCGCTGTTACTGCGGCTCCTAACCTTGTTATCTGCCAAGGGCGCTATGCTCTGTGTGCATCCAGCCCCACTACGCCAACCGGCAAGACCATTGTAATTAATGGCACGATCTTCAAAGAAGGCGTATCTGCGTGTCCAGTCCTAAGTGGTAAGTCTATTGGTGACCTGAATCTGATGGGTTCTTGTAAGCCCCCGCGTGGTGAGAATACGGTCTGGTCGTTATTTAGCTTTGAGACTACCTACCCGCAAGCACCCTCGTGGGCGGTTGTAACGGCGGTGCCTCGCACGTTTGTGACTACATCGGGAGAGGGTGGGATGGCTAATCAATGGTCTTACCCTTGCGTGGTGCGTCCCAAGAAAGTCAACGGAGCCACTATAGCCGACTGCCTTGGCCCCCTGAACGAATCCCCGTGGAATGGCGATGCAATACCTGCTGGGACGAGTGTGGTTACTTCTGCGCCTGTTGGTTCAGCCTATCCGGTTGGTGGAAATATACCTGCGGGGTCTAAGTGATGTTTACTCTCCTTACTACGGTTATCTCTTTCCTATCAGGTGGAGTTCCAAAACTTCTGGATTTTTTTCAAGATAAGTCTGACAAGAAGCATGAGCTTGAACTAGCGCAGTTGCAGACCAGCCGAGAGATTGAGCTTAAGAAGGCAGGGCTAGAAGTTGAAGAACGGATAGCTCATATCCAGACTGAACAGGTGCAGATCACCTCTGACGTAACGGAGCGTCAAGCCCTCTACGCGCACGACATCGCTATTGGTCAGGGTGCCAGCCAGTGGGTTATCAACGCAAGGGCTATGGTGCGTCCTGCGGTTACCTACGGCATGTTTATGCTGTTTGCCTTCGTGGAAATCTTTGGGTTTGCCTACGCATGGAAGTCTGGGGTGGCGTTTGATATCGCTTTGGATAACCTGTGGGATGCCGATACGCAGATTATCTGGGCATCAATTGTGTCGTTCTGGTTTGGGTCACAAGCTTTTAGTAAGAAATGAGGGTATCCGACAAAGCCATAGAGATGTTGATGCACCATGAGGGGGTCAGACGTAAGCCCTATCAGGACTGCATTGGCCTCTGGACTGTGGGTGTCGGACACTTAATTGGGAAGGCGTTACCACCCGAATGGAACAGAATACTTACGATGGATGAAGTCCATGCGCTTCTTAAAGAAGACGTTACTAGATTTGAAGCTGGAGTTCCCAGACTATGTCCTGCTGGGCTTACTGGTGGTCGCTTTGACGCACTTGTTTCCTTTGCGTTTAACACTGGGCTAGGTTGTTTACAGCGTTCCAGCATCAGGATGAAGCACAACAGGGGTGACTTTGGGGGTGCTGCCGATGCGTTTAAACTGTATAACAAGGCTTCGGGCAAGGTGTTTCGTGGTCTGGTAATCCGTCGTAATGACGAACGTGCCGTATATTTAGGGGCATAAGATGCCGTTACAGAAGCTACAACTAAGACCGGGGGTTAACCGGGAAAGCACTACCTACGCCAATGAAGGCGGTTGGTTTGAATCTGAAAAGATCAGGTTCCGTTCCGGTCAGCCTGAGAAAATTGGCGGCTGGACTAACTTGGCTACGTCAACGGCTGGGGTAGTTAATACCTACAATGGTGTAACTAGGGATATGACCAACTGGGTTACGCTGAACTACAGCAACCTGAACGCGGTTGGCACTAACCAGAAGTTTTACATTGAGAACGGTGGGTTATATCACGACGTTACCCCACTGACTGCGGCATCTCCGGTATCTCTTGCTAGCAACCCATTTACTACTACCAGTGGTAGCAAGCAGGTTTTAGTAACTGCGTCCGCACATGGTATTTCTCCCGGCACTTGGGTTACATTCTCTGGCGCTACAGCGGTAGGTGGGTTAACACTTAACGGTGAGTTTGAAGCTATTTCAACCCCGACAGGCAACACGTTTACCATTATCAGCCCAACTGCGGCTTCTTCTACGGCTACCGGCGGTGGCGCTTCTGTTGTTGCAAACTTCCAAATCGCTGCGGGTAACGCCACCTACTCCACTGGTAACGGCTGGGGTGCTGGCCCGTGGAACGCGGTTATCTTTGGCACAGGTAGCTCTACCTTGTCTTCAACTATTTCGGCGGCTGCAACTTCTATCAGCGTAGCTTCAACTACATCGTTTTCCGCTTCTGGAACTATTGTTATTGAGTCTGAAATTATTACTTACACCGGCCTCTCCGGTGGTATCACGTTTACCGGTTGCACTAGGGCTACCGATGAGAGCATGGCAACAATCCACCTATCTGGGGTTACTGTGCAGCAATACTCCAGTGAGACTTCTGGAGATTCAGCCTATGCGTGGGGCGCGGCTTCTGCTACAGCAAACTCTATCGGCACTCAGCTTCGGTTGTGGACTGCGGATAACTTCGGTCAAGACCTGATCTTTGCTCCTCGTGGCGGGGCTATTTACTACTGGACTGTGGATACCTCTACTTATGCACGGGGAGTGACGCTGACAAGTTTAGCAACTGCCGCTAGCGCAACAAACGGCCCATATACCCCAACAACTACTCTAGCGGTTATAGCCTCAGATGTTCAACGGTTTGTCATAGCGTTTGGTTCAAACCCCTACGTCCCCGGTAACTCAGCTACGACGTTTGACCCGATGATTGTCCGTTGGTCTGACCAAGAAGATGCATACACATGGGTTCCTGCTGCAACTAACCAATCCGGTGAATACAAGCTTGCCGGTGGCTCTACGATTATCACTGCGAGAACTGCGAAGCAGGAAATACTGATCTGGACGGACGCAGCTTTGTTCACCATGCAGTATCTGGGGCCACCCTATGTCTGGGGCTTCAACCTGCTGATGGACAACACCTCCATCATATCGCCTAACGCTATAGCTTCGGTGAATAACCAGACGTTTTGGATGGGGGTAGATAAGTTCTACGTTTACACGGGTCGTGTCGATACTGTGCCTTGCACCCTGCGGCAGTATGTCTTTAATGACATCAACCAAGCGCAGTCTTATCAGATCGTAGCTGGCACTAATGAGGGCTTCAACGAAGTATGGTGGTTCTATCCGTCTGCCAATAGCCCCGTAAACAACCGCTATGTGATTTACAACCATTTGGAAAAGATTTGGTATTACGGCACGATGAACCGCACAGCATGGTTAGACTCGCCGCTTCGTCAGTTTCCAATGGGCGCACAGAGTGTGCAGAATTCATTCTTATCAGACTCCGGTGGTATAACCGCAACAGCTACGTCGCTGACTTTGCTTAACGGGTATTCCTATCCCAATTCAGGCACGTTAGTTATTGACTCTGAGTATATAAGCTATACGGCGCACGACAGTGCTGATGGCAATACGTTGACGGGATGTACTCGCGGCGCGGTTAATCCGGTTACTGGGTCTCCCACGACTGCCGCTACTCACGTTCAATACTCGGCGGTAACTTACCTGACCCCGAATCAAGTCATGTATCACGAGAACGGCACGGACGATTACTCCAACGTAACTCCTGCGGCTATCGACTCTTACGTTCAGTCTTCTGACTTTGATATTGGTGACGGGCATAACTTTGGCTTTGTATGGCGGATGCTGCCTGACGTTACTTTTGACGGTTCTACGGTAGCTGCGCCCCAAGTCAATCTGTCCGTGCGTCCGCGTCAGAACTCAGGCACCAACTACGGTGTTGGTAATGCTCCTGCGGTAATTAGTGCTAACAACTACTCCTCTCCGCTAAACCACAACTACGTCATTCAGCTTTTCACTGGGCAGGTTTACACGCGGATACGTGGGCGGCAGATGGCGTTCAAGATTGAGTCTACAGACATTGGCGTGGCGTGGCAGTTGGGTGCTACCAGAATTGATGTCAGACCTGATGGACGACGTTGACATATATACTTGTGTTTGGGGTATACTAGGTTCCTTTACAAGGAGCCTAAAATGCCTAGATTCATTGATCGTGTCGGAACTCGTTTTGGTAGATTAGTAGTTACGTCCCGCGCAGGGACTACGGCAAGTAAAAAGGTTTTGTGGGAATGTTTGTGTGATTGCGGCAATGTAACCCGCGTGGATGCTTGTAGTCTTGTAACTAGTAACACACTATCCTGTGGGTGTTACCTTAAGGAAAAGATTACTAAACACGGTGGTTGGCAAAAGGGTTCATACAATACTTGGAGGGCTATGATTCGTCGCTGCACAAAACCACATGATAAGGACTACAAACGCTATGGCGCTGTTGGTGTTTCTGTATGCCCAGAATGGTTTGATTACCTTACATTTGCTGCGGATATGGGGGAGCCAGAAGGAACACAAACTTTGGATCGTATTGACTCTTACGGTAACTACAATAAAGCAAATTGCCGCTGGAGTAGTCCTACTGTTCAAGCTAGAAACGTACGGGTAAGAAGGGCTTCAAAATCCGGGTATGTTGGTGTTCATCTACGGTTTGGTAAATGGTATGGTGAGATTACAGTGAGCAGAAAAAAATACTACTCTAGGGCGTGTATTACTGTTGAAGAAGCCGCAGTAGCCCGTAAAGAACTTGAGAAGAAGCATTGGGTTTAAACATGGAAAATATATTCCCCGCCGTATCTCCAAACCTTCCAGTAGGGCCGCTGGAATATGACCAGCGGTATCAAGACCAACTCTTGAATGCGCTACGGTTGTACTTTAACCAACAAAG